CAGTGCCAAGCGGCCGCCCGGTATTGACATTTGAATTTCCGGCTCAATAACAACATCTTCTGGTGTGGGCCGCATCGCGCCACCACACCCTTTTTGTAACAAAGAATAACAGCCGCACACACCACAGAAGGCAGGGTAATCTTGGCCAGGTTGCCTTGCCTATTTGTCGAAAAGTGGAGTTGAGTAGCTCGCCTCGATTCAGTATCTCCCCCCAGAATTGCGCCGCGCCGCGCCGGCGAACGCCTCGCGGTAGCGCGTGACGGGCTTTTGGCCGGGCCTGCGATGCGCGTTGAAGATTCGCGCGGCCTTCTTCTCCGCGCCCTTTTTGCTCATCCCCTTGCTCTGAAACTCGTCGCGCATTTCCTCGTATGCCTCGGGCATAGTTACTTCCTCCGGTTAAACGTGAGCCTGCGGTAACCCAGCGTGACAAAGTCAAATGCACCCTTACTCTCGACTCCGAGTGGCGAGCAGCATAGAATCGGCGCGTCCAAAGTCAACACAATCCTGTCTTTAAATCTTGAAAGGAGTCCATTCAAATGACCGTAAAGCAATTGCATGAAATTCTCGGAAAATATGTTGACGTTGGGGCGGGAGATTGGATTGTACGCTTTTGTCAAAGCGACAGGTTCAAGACTCGGAAAGAGCATCGTGATTGGTTGAAATCAAACCCCGGTCCAAAACCATGTCCTTGTTTTGAGGTTGGAGAGGTAATTATTGCAGATGAAGATGATCCTGATAGTGGATATACCGGGATAAAATGTGCAGTATTGATCCCATCTCTCTTTATCAAGGATGAAAAAAGAGCATTTTATCATTTACCGACACAGGATCACGTGAAAGGAAAGAAACTTACTCGTACACCAAAGAAGCTTGAACTGGTAGACAAAGCAAGTAAAGGAACAAAGAAGAAGTCAGCCAAAACGACTAAAGGATCAAAGAAGAAATAAATCTGCCTTCAATGAATCGGCACACTTGGCTAACGCCTAACTTGCCATCTCACCGAAAGCTCACGGTTAAACAGTGCCGTCCCAAAAACTTCCGAACTCCCCGATCTCTTCCTGCTCGATCTTCTTACGCTCCTCGGCGAGCGCCAGCTCGCGCGCCAGGCGCCGGCCCTGGCTCATCTGCTCGACGTTCTCGGCGCGGAGATGTTCGGGGATGGCGTCCTCGATCCTCTCCTCGACGGTCTTCGGCGCGACCGACGGTCCCCAGAGAGTGGCGAGGCCGCGGACCGTGTCTATCGTGTCGTCGAGGAGCTTGAGCGGCCGCATGTCCTTGACGGCCTTGCCGGCCTCGGACGGAGGGTAGTGATAAACGGGCATCTCCCGCCGCAGAAGCTGGAAGCCCTTTTCCGTCCTGGACGGCGTGACAAAATAAGATCCGGCCTTCTCGTTGTGGACCAGGCGGTACTCGTCATCCGAGGCGACGAAGTAGATCCGCGAGCGCCCGTACAGTTCCGGCCTGATCGGGTTCGGGAACTGCGGCTGAATCAGCATCAGCCACTCCTGGATCTGCGGAATGCCCAGGTTGTAGTCCGTGTTCCACGCGATCCACAGCTCGCCGTACTCGTCGAGGAAGGTCCTCCGCATCTCGTCGGCCTCGTGCGAGCACTCCGAGAACTCGAAGCGGCGGACGAATTTGCCCCGGTAGTCGCGCAGGCCCAGCTCCCTCTCGATCCGCTCGATCTGCGGCTGCGCCTCGCCGACGGCGGCCGCCGTGGGCTTTATCCGGTGAGAGGAGAAGACAAAGACCGAATCCGAGAGCGAGTAATTCGCACGAGGCCTCGCCGCGTGCGTGACGATCCAGGGGTGATCGTCGCTCTGCCCGTAGTCCGTCGTCCTGCCCCAGTTCCAATCGTGGGGAATGCGATACGCGCCGTTCTGATCGAGGAAGTTGTGATCGAGCTTGAACCGCTTGTAGTAGGCGACCAGCTCCGACCAGGTGATGAGGCAATACTCCTCTCGCCAGCCCGGAAACACCTTGCCAGGCTGCGACGCGTCGTAATTGCGATCAATCTCCTGCGCGACCTGCTGATCGGTCATCGGCGGCCCGGTGTAGCCCGGCCTGAGCGAGTCATACCAGCGCTGATCCTTCCAAGGATGCTCGCGCCAGTCCATCTCGAAGACGTTCGCGTACCCGGAATGGCGCAGTTCCGCGTACTTGTTGAATTTCCCTTCCGGCGTCCCAAGGGCCAGGATCGAGCGCGTGGTCTGGGAGAGCGACGTGTATTGGGGATAGCCGCCGTAGGGGTAAACCTGAAACTCGTCGCACAGCGCGACCGTGCGCCGGCGCTGGCGTCCCACCTTCTTCGTCGGCGCCTGACCGGTGATCACCGCCCCGTTGGCCGGGTTGGCGATGTTCATATAGGTCAGGTCCTTTTCGACGTCGAAGCCCGCCGGCAGCATCCACAGCGGCAGGAGCCGGAGTTGGAACCGGACCTTCTCGAAGAGCGTGTCCGGATCTTTCTGCGAGTCAACCAGGTCCTCTGTCGCCGAGGTCAGCATCGCGCTGAGCCCGGCCGGAACAGCCACCGCTTATCAACCCAATTGATCGCGCCGACGGTCGCGCCCATGTCGCGCGCCTTCTCGACCAGGCCCGACGCGCGGCGGTCGAAGACGAGCGACTCAAGCCATCGGATGTAGCGCTCCTGGAACGGGAAGAGCGCGAAGGGCGTGATCGCCAGGGGCGAGTCCTCGCGCGGGTCGTAGCCCCAGGCGTAATACTCGAACCAGTGGAGCGTCCCCTCGACGCCGGCGGCGCACCGCGCGAGCTCCTCGTCGGCGTCGTCGCGCGTCGTGATCGATTCGAGATGCGCGAGCCGCCTCTCGGCCAGGTCCGCCGCCCGGTCGAGCTGCCAGGCGACCAGCTCGATCTGGTACTCGCGCGCGGCCCGCTCCGCCGGCGTGTTGTCGCGGTAGGCTACGGCGCGCAGCGTATCCTGCGCCGGCCCGATCAGCTCGCGCGCCGCGATGGCGCCTTCGATCGCGCTCCGGAGGGTGGCGCCGATCTCGATCCGCCTGGCGCCGCCTGAGAGCCTAAGCCTGGTCCGCGTGACGGCGACGGCGCGGTCGCGCTCTGTTACTGGAGCCATTGAGCCGCCCGCGGCTCGGCCTCGACCACGATCTCCTTCGCCTCTTCCTCCGACCAGCCTTCGGCGATAAGGCGGTCAATCTCGGCCTTCACGCGGGCCACGTCCTCCGGGTTCACGGCCGGCTGCTTGAGCATGCCCATCGTCCCGGTAAGGATCTTCGCCGCGCTCTGCGAGCTGTAGAGCTCTATCTCGTGAATCGTCTCGACGCCGACGGGCTCGCCTTCCGAGTTAAAGAGGTCGCGCGATTTGATCTTAAGCTTTTGGATCTGGCCCGTGGCGCGGAGCTTTCTGGCGCGCTTGTAATCGAAGCGCCCCTCCTCGTCGAGGACGTCTGAAATCTCGGCCAGGAGCTGCTGCGCGAGGACGCCGGTGACGACTTCGGGAGTGATTCCGGTCCGCTGTTTCGCGCGCTGAATTCGCTCCTGAATCTCACTATTTCTCACTAATTCATAACCGCGCTGATAGGCGCTCGATTTGGCGTAGCCGGCGGCGATCGCGGCCTGCGTGGCGTTGCCGCCGTTCTTGATCACCTCGGCGACGAAACGCTCGCGCCTCGCGGTGAGTTTCGGCTTCGACATGCGCGTGGCGGCGGATTTCTTGGGGCCGGAGGCCTTCTTTGCGGCGGGCCTGGTGGGTTTGGTCTTCTTGGCCTTCTTCGCGCTCACAACTCACCTGCGCCTTTCGGTTCTCTGGCTATTGCCCACGTGAAAATGACCGCATCGACAACGATACACGTCCAGATACCGGCCCGTGATCTTGATCGCCGCGCGCTTAAAGCGGAACCGTTTGATCTCGGCCTGAGCCTGGTCGTAGGTGAGAAAGCAGGACTTGCCGCTCCGGCAGCCGCAGTTGTACTTGGGAGGTTCCACACAAAGAAAAGCGTTGACCGAGAAACCGCCGGGGGTTATAACCCGCGCCAGCGAATAAATCGCCCCACTCGCCCCAAATCCTCGCCCCGACGCGCAAGGCTTCCGCTACACGCCAAGCCCGCGGAAACGACAAGGAATCCTCACTATGACGGAAGAGACTCGCAAGGCCATAGATCGCGTTTGCGAAGGCGATCCTATCGAATGTTCGGCCGAGGCCTACCACTCGGAAATACGTGAAGCGCTCGTCCTTTTCGCGCTTGCCTGCTTCGACATCAACGACATGGTCCGAATGCGGACCGCGCTCGCAGAGGTGAACAGGCTGGACAGAAAGCATGGCGACGGACAGTCGGCTAAATCACCCGGCAAACCCAACTAAGCCGAGGCGGACCGGGGCGAAGCGATCTAAACAGAGGCGCCCGAGATTTCCGGCCTGAGCGCCTTCAGAATCTCGGCCTTCTGAGCCGGGGTCACCCACCGGAATTCGTTCGCGCCCTTCTTCCCCCTGCGGGAACACCAGATGAGCGCCTCGTTCTGACGCTCGCGCTCGCGCTCAAAGAGGACGCGCTCCTGCCGATCGTTCACGCTCTCGGAGAGATAGGCCGCCGCCATTATCTCGACCTGAAAAAGCCAGATCAGGAACCAGTCCGCCGTGACACACGGCATGCGGACGATCGGCGCCACCCAAAGTTGGCCGCCGCGAATCCACGCGGCGACGCCGCGCTTGGGCCGGGCGGTCTTATAGCCGGTCCGCTCGATCCAGCCGCCGGCGAGCAGTTCGTTCCATTCCGACAGGGATAATTCGGTCTCCTGATCGGAGCCGAGGTCGAGCAGGTAAGGCCTTGAGCGCCGGGCCATAAAGCAAAAGCCAAGCGAGACACACGAGGACCATCGTGTGTCTCGCTTGGCTACGAGCCCCTCCCGAGGCGAGCGCGAGTAAATTGTGGTTCGGCCCCGGCGTCAACTTGGCGGCTGGTCCCGCTCGCCGGGGGCCGAAAGTCAAATCAGGATTCCGTCCGCCGGCGCTTCGCCTTGCGGAGTCGCGCCATTCCGCGGCGGAAGAGTTCGAACAAATCGAACCGCGCCCGGGCGGGAATCTCGCCCTGCGGCGGCTCCTCGATCGGAGCGCGCCTGTGCAAGTACCGGTGCCAGTAATGCTGGACAGTTACCGTGGCGACGGCGAGCGCGAGCGTAAACAAGACCTGTGACACTTTTTGCGCCCAGGGATGCAATACAAGCCAGAGCGCCAGCTTCGCGCCGGCGTACCAGGCCGAAAGTATCGCCGCGCCGGCGATTCCGTATTCGCTTCGATCGACCATATCGAGTCTCAACCGCATCACCGCGCCTTTGCGGGGGAGTAACCGCGATCAGTTCCGGGGCGCTTCGCTCACGAAGGCCGCCTCAGAAGCGGGCGCCGACCCTGACGAGGAATAGCTGGACGGTTTCGGGCTGGCCCTCGACGCGCCGGTAGTTGATCTCGCCCGGGACGAAGAACACATTACCCACGAAGACCTTGACCCCGCCGCCGTAAGTGCGGCTGAAAGCCTTGTCGTCGTTCAGCCCGAAGAGCGCGTGGCCGAACAGCGCGACGCGCTTGCCTATGACGTTGACGTCCAGCTCCGGCCCGCCGGCGTAGGTGTCCTGTTTGAAGTCGCAGCCGAGACAATTGCGATCGACCTGGCCCGCGAGCGCGAGCCTGAGCCTGTCGTTGGCCGCCATCTTGACGCTCAGCTTAACGGCGCCACCCTGTGTGTATTCCGTCGAGAACAGATTATCGTACTGGTTGTTACTGAAGCCGACGGAGAGTTGCAGGGTGTCGGGCTTCTTGTCCTGCGCCGACGCGACGACGGCGAAGAGAAGCAGGAGGGTTGTGAAGATTGCGATTCTGGTCAAAGTTTTCAGTGTTTTCATAAGTGTGTGTAGTCTGCGTGAGTTCATAACTGCGCCATAAAGCAAAAGAGCGCCAGCCCCGACCTCACGCGGTCGAAGCTGGCGCTCTTGGCGCTCGAAATTTCTTTCGGCTTAAATCCTCTGTGGCGGTCTAGCCGCTCTTGGGATGTACGCCCGATTTGTCGGCCGGAGTATACA